CAAGCTTCCAAGATGCTTTCTTTAAGCTTCATCTAGGCATTGTTCTCTATGAGCTGATCTTCTATCTCTAGAGTCATAGCCTCAGCGGCTTTCTCCGCGATTTCTTTTTCAGCGTCGAGAAACTCTTCCTCCAACTCCATCATCCGCGCAGCAATCAAATCCTGATTCATTGCTGGGTCCATGCCGCCAGATGCAGCGATCACTTGCTGCATAGCCATCTCACGCATCTGCATCGCTTTGATTGGGCTGATCGTAGGAATTGGGGTTGGATGTATAGCGAAGTACAAATCGCCGTACTGAAATAGTAGGTCAATGATCCGGCTGTACGCCGCCATGACTTTTGTTCTGGTAAGACCAACGAAGACTTTGGAGCGAGCGCCACTCTCGTTCAGGCGAGCCAAAACATCCGGCTCATACTGACCCTGATACTGACGAAGGTCTTTCAACCACTCGTTCTCAGTTTCTTTGCGAGCGTCTTTGTATTCTTGGAAGACATCAGAAAGCCTAGCACCCAGACTGACCAGCTCTTGGTCTTGGTTGCCATCGTATTCTGCGTCGTCCTCAGGAACGTCTAACTCGTACTCAGCCATCAATAACCCGCCACAGAGTCAACCGACTCATATCGTCGTTGTATGATTCTTGCCCTTGGTCTGGGCATTGAAGCGAGTCCGTGCAGGGCTATAGCATAAGCCATAACACGATCATCATAACACCCTTGCTGGGAATTAAAACTTCCTTTTTCATCAATGACATACGTCCGTAATTCGTTCACCAACTCAATGTCCGCGATGCCCGATTCCTCCTGTCTGAGGAGTGCAGCCATGTTGTCCACGATCAGTGGTTTGGTCTTACTGGTAGTGAGGAAGCCGCCCCGTTTTGTGAGCTTGTCGCCATAGGCTCCATCCACAGATGACTCGACAAACATGTTGGGGTAGTTGATCTCTTGAAGTCGCCGAAGCGTGGTCAGACCGTGGTTGTTCCGCTCAACGATCACATACGCATTGTTGTACCGCTGACCTAACTGCGAGATCAGGTTTCCCCACTCCCAAGGGTCCACATGACCGTGCCAGCAAGCGACCTGCCTGCCATAGGAATCCAATACCTGAGCAACGCTGTAGTCCCCGTATGACAGACCCTCAGCCACGTCCACGCCGATTACATAGGCATCCTCTGAAACAGGCGGGAACCACTCTTTGTATGGACCGCTAGAGTGAGCTTGCAGCGCACCATTGCGATAATCCCCACGAAAGTCCGGGGTGTAGCACTCCTCTTCCGCTGCACGAAGACACTTGTCCTCCACAAAGCAGCGCCCAGAAGTCAGGAAGGACTCTAACGGCGTGGAAGGGTACTCCTGCCGAAACAAGTCGGTGCTACCCAGCTCGTCTAATTTTGCGCGGCGGAAACACAACTGCTCATCACTGAGACCATACTGCTGCGCCAGCTTGTACTCCTCCGGTGTCGCCTCGAAGTACGGACTAGGCTTACGGATGTACTCCGGCATCCAGAACCACGGGATAAAGCAGACTTGCCACTCGGTCTCTCCACGCAGACTTTTCATCGTCTGATCGTAGAACCAACCGCCAGCACCATTCGCTGTGGTCTCTAGTATCACCTCGCTATCCTTGCCACCGACTGTTTGAAGTAGACCGGCAACAATGTCATTACCCTGGGGATAGAAAGCTACCTCAGAGCCATGCACAAAGCGGTTTGTTTGCCCTCGTCCGGTCTGTGTAGATCGGGCTGTACCTACTCGGTAACGGCTGTTGATCTCGTCAAATACGAGCGTTGTGGCAGTCTGAGTGGATAACGGAGGCTTGAAAGCAGGATGAGGAATGTTGTCGTAGAAATAGCGCACCATGTTAAAGATAGAATTCGTTGATTCGGCTAGGTGGCTTAGAACGAAAGCGTTGGCGTTGCGATTCTGGGTGATCTTCCAGAAGTATCTACCCTCTACATAAGTCGAGATGCCGACCTGTCTGGCTTTAAGGACAAGGGCGCGGATATTGCCCTGCCTCTGCATCTGCTCTTCAAGACGGTTATGTAGCCACATCTGTCCTTGATTCAGGACAAACGGCTTAGCCACACCTTCCTTGGTGACAATCTTGAGTACATTTTTGGCGTATAGCGGGAAGTTGCCTTTAAGTTTTTTTGCGGCTTCTTCGATCTTGGTCATAATTTGCTATCGCTTGGCACCACCAAACAAACATGTCCAGTGGCATTATATTCTTCATGATGTTGGCTCTGTTGCAGACCAACACCACATTATCTTTCTCATAGCCAAGATCTGAATCCACTCGGTCTATGCTCAGGTCGTAGTCACCTTTATTACTGGTGCGAGAAAGCGGGAATCCCGTTATCGCGCATCGATAATTCTGCCGCTCAAGGATCTCTAGGATGTAGTCCTTGTCTATCGCAAAACTGAATCCGTGCTTCTTTGCTCTTGCTTTGGCGATCCGTATGCGACTACTGACGTAGCTCTCATAGTTATCCCGCCACCTGTCCTTGTCTCGGAGGTGCTTGCACTGGTTGCAAATAAGGCGGTTTGATCGGGCTACTCCAGTGCCGCATATGCGGCATTTTCTACCTTTAGCACCCATTCCCCTCCCTCGGTGACTTCCTCGAACAAATTCACCGCCTTGCGGCTATTAGCCACAGCGATAGTGTCCCCCATCAAATCGGTGCCAAGCGCAATACAACCTTGGAGCTGGTATGCAAAGTTAGCTGCGTGAATAAGAATATGAGTGCGTCCCGGTACATCTTCGAGCTGCCAAGTAGGTCCAAACTTTGGAGACTCGCGCCACTTCAGTTCATACTCACCCACAGGAATACAGGATATGTTGGGCTTGTTGTCCAGCCACGGACGCTCTACCGACCAGAACTCTATGTCAGAGAACTTGATGATCCCCAGAGTTGCGTCAGGATGATATGCCCAGCGTTGCAGAACGATCTCACCCACGCTTTGACTCCTTCTTCGCGAAGATACGGTCATAGTTTTCACTAAACTTCTTACGATCCACTGGGCGACGGAGGTCACCCTTGCCATACAAAGTCTCGCGGTGATCGCAGCTCTTCTTCTTCACTTCTTAGCCTTCTTCTTCGGGGCAGGTTTCTTCTTCATCATTGGCTTCTTAGGCTTCTTTCCGTAGTTCATCGCTTTCTCCTTCGCGCTTTTACTTAGATCTTTCAGGTGGAAAACAGGCTTGCTCGAAGACGTATGTTTTGAGCCTGAGTGCAACGACCCATCAGGCATCTTGTGAGTGCCTCCTGTATAGGGCGTCCCGTCCTTAAAAAAATGAGGCATTCCTTTAGCCATTGTAACCTACTGTTTTTATTACCATTTTGTCTTGTGAGACCAGTACCGAGCTGACAGGATGTCTGGCTTGGAATCCTGGGCATTGTGTCTGGCGTAGTAGCTCTTCTTCCGAGCCTTATCCTTCGCGGTCTTGGGATTCTTCCCAGCGCCCTTCACCCCTTGCTGCCCGAATCTGATCGTCTTTGTTTCGCCTTTGGCATTCCGGGCAACTACAACGTGCGATTTCGTAGGATGACTTGGGGTACGCTTTGGTTTGTTGTAGCCGCTCACCCCGGCGTTCTTTAGCTTCGAGTCCGACTTCTTCTCTGACATCGCTCATTTCGTCCGCTTATGGTTGTAGTCGATCCGCTTGCTGGAGGTCTTCTTCTTCTTGAACTTAGCCTTCTCTTTGGCGCTCATCTCAGAAGCAGTTTTTGGAGTTTTCGCGGAAACCCTCTTGCTCGGTCTACAAGCGGGATAGGCTCGCTTCTCGCCCTTCTTCCGACCACAGGACTTGCCGGTCTTGATATCGACCCACTCCTCTTTGAACCAGCGATCTAAGCTACTTCCCTTTTTTGCCACTGCTCTTCACCGTCTTGTATTTGCCGCCTCGCCGCTTGTATTCCTGCACTAGCCAGCCATTCGCATATGCACTGGGGTAGACCTTGAATTTCTTTTTCGCCGCAGCCTTCACACGGGCGTACAGCGCCTTGTCGGTGGGCACATTAGCCACTAGTGGTTATCAGCCTCTTTGACGAAAACGCCGTCCACCATGCGACCCTTGCGGTCCTTGATGTCGTTGTAGGCTGTGCCCAAACACTGGTTTAGGTTCAGGTTGTTGCGAGCCGCGATATTGATCAGGACAACCATGATGTCGCCGATATCATCCGCAACACTACGATCCTTGCAGATGCTCTCTGACAGCTCACCGCACTCTTGGATCAGCTTGGCAAACTGGTCCTTGTCGGAAGATCCTTCGATCAGGTTCCGATCTTGGTGCCACTCCGTAACCAGCTCCTCGAGGTAATCCACCGTGTGGTCATATGGCATCGGAGTTGCTTCGTACTCGGTCCTACCGTTGTGCAGATCCCAGTTAAAGAAATCTTTTTCTACCGCTTCCGTTCTCATCGCTTACTCCTGAATTTAGTTCTTCGATCTACACACTTCTTACAGCGCCGTATGGTGCCTTGTAGCGTGAGAGACTCAGTCGGGAACTGACCTTTACAGTTCATGCAAGAATTCGTGTCTGAGGGCACTCCAGAGGGCAGATGGGTTATCTGACCTCCATTTGCTAAGAATTCTGCTAACGCCTTGTTCATCCGAC